ATTTTTCAAACTCATTTTGTTTTTGTTTCAATTCATTCTCGAATACTTTTTGCCTTTGTTGAGAAATGTCAGCCGCATTATAAGTAGGTAATAAGGTATTGTTTGCTGCTGCTGCTGCTGCTGGAACTTGATATTTGCCTATGCTTTGCACCATATCACCGATAACACGCTTGTTTAAATTGACTAGTTGATCGGTTGACGTAATAGATTCGCCAATGACAGCTATTTTCCTATCAAAATCGATTTTTACGAGGTTGGCTTTATTATCGGGTATCGACTTGAACGTGCCATTATCACATAGTAGCTTCCAAATCATACCTTTATTTTGATTAGAAATAAATTGTGAATATGTAGAATCCATTATAAATAATAAGTATGGTTTTATTTTTATATTATTTATAATGGCAATAATGTTTTTAAACCATATTGCATCGATTACAGCATAGGATTAAAATACTTATCCCGCATTTTTTCCATTGCCTCGTCGCTTATTTTTGTTTTTTTAAAGAATGAATAACTATGAGTATCTCTCAAGAGTGTTACTATTAAGTAAAGCGAATACATTCCACATTCAGTATTACCCTCCTGGTGTGCAAATGGTGCATTTTGGTCAAATTCTAAATCTATATTAAGATCCTTTGCCTGTTTTATTACACGATCACAAAATACTTTAATTTGATCCGGCATTTTGGTGCCATTACTATCAAAAAAGAAGATAAACTTTTTCTTAAGATTTATAAAAAGTGATATCCAATGAGCTCCACCTTTGGTATGCGGGTCAGTATTGAATATAATGCCGAATTTGTTAATACCATCTCTCATATGTTTACCTAAATTGAAATTACATAGTTCATCCCATACGCATTTATTATCATAAATATGTGTATCAAAATCGATTGGTGTAGGACCAATAAAGCGAAAACATGGATAACTATGTTCATATTGCTTCATGACCTTTTCAATATCAGTGCTATTTAACCAAGTATTGTGATTTTCTTTCCACTTTTCAGGTGATTTGGGAGCAAATGTATAAGTCAATAATTCATTATTCAAATTATTATCCATAAATCGTTGTTTTAACCAACATGCTTCAGTATGACATGCATTTTCCATTTTACTTTTCAAACTGCTCCAAATATCACGCGGTTCTGTAGCTGTAATAGGCATATCACGATGCCGAGCATTCCAAGCATCTTTCATTTTCTTAAGGTTGTCTACCGTATAACAAGTGAATGTGTTCAATTCATTATTTTTTTTAGGTGCACATTGGGCTTTTTTGAACATTCCAGGAGTATTTTTCCCTCCATTTATTTTATTATGTTTATTCATCTTTCTTGTAGTTTTGCGTCCCATATCTTTGCGTCCCATATCTTTGCGTGATTTATGGAATCGTTTTTTGTTTCGCGTTTTATTACGCGCATATTTATCTTTCATACTCTCACTAATATTTATTGAGATAAATCTTCTTCCTTATTTAATGATTTTTTGACCTTTGTCTTTAGTTTTACACCCTTTGTTTTCAATGCAGGAGTTTTTAAATCGATTTCTATTTTCAAGGGAATAATTCTGAATTCATTAGAGGAATTGTCGTGCTTGGTTATGACATAATTATCTAAACTGGCAACTTGTATATTTTTTTTCATCATACCGTCATTCGCTTTTTCTATAGTAAGATTTTCGTTACATTCTATATCATTGTATTCATTGTCTGACTCATGTTCTTGCCCTTGCCCTTGCCCTTGCTCTTGCTCCAAGTCCATATGTTGACCCTGTATAATATCCTTTTTATCTAACATTTGAAAATACTTAATAGCTGTATTTACAAAACGATTATACATTTCCTTAAGTTCTTGTGTAGGTGGTTCTTCGTCACCTTTTATAAGATCTTTGAAGAGAGATGTTAATCGTTTCCTATAAAATTTAATATTTTTCATATATTCTTTATTGTTGTCTATAATATTCTCTCTTTTCTTTATCATACTCAAATACATTGGATTAGAGAAAAAAGCTAAACTGGCATTATCTGCATCATTGGAGAGATGATATGAATTTATTTCAGGTATTATAATGTCTTCATCTATAATAGTTGTGTCAGCCATTTACATTATATAACTTATTTAAAATATAATGTAAAACGTACTATATTTGTTTAATTTATTTGATTTCTTTGATTTGACATCTGGTAAAGTTATTAAATAGATTATATCCATTATCCTTGGGACACGGGTTAAAATCTTCAAATTGTCCTTTTTCGAAGAGAGATGGAAAAGGTTGTATGACATTATCGTTCGACGGGACATTTACTTCATACATATCACTATACATAGAAGGAATGTATACAGATTGACATGCACCACGTTGTATGGCAAAGAACTGGTTTCTTAGGCGTGATTCATCGTTCACATTTGTAGCAAAACCGGCCCAAGGTGCTGATGCTTGCGCATTCCCAGGATTAAAAGTATTTGAAATATTATAAGTTGGCAAAACGTTTATAGATACAGTAGGAATAGGTCGTCTGTCAAAAATAGGCATCATGGAATATTTGGTTGAAAGAGGGCGAATATCAAACTGCGGCTGTAAAGGGGCTGATGGAATATTGCGGCTGGATACACGTTCATTTAATTCTTCTGTTCGAACACTTCCTTGTCTAATACGATCCATTATATATTGAAAAAACATTTTATTTATTAAAACAATTTACGCATGGTTTTAATTCTTCGGGCGCGCTTTTTTCGCGTATTAGGTAATCGATCACGCTTTAAAAATTCTTCTAAATAGGACATAAGTTTTTTACTAACAATGACGTCAGTTTTTTCTTCTAGATCAGTTTTAGTTTTTACTCTGTAGTTATATTGTTTCATAAAAGTAACAATATTATTAACAAAATCAATTTCACTTATGTTTGCATTGTTGTTTTTATTCAACACTTCATTATAGTATATAGTGGCCATATCTTTATAAGGTAGTGAAACACTATACGGTTTAATATTTATATAAAATACGTTTTCTTTATCCATTAAAGGATGGTATAAATCATCTATAAAACAAATCTCCGAATTAGCAGGAATACCAGTGCAACTAATTAAGTCGGCGACACTTTTCTCATGGCTAGTGCGGTTTGGTTCAATTTGTTTTCCATTTATCTTATAAGCAGCAATAACATTATCAAAAACTTTGTATCCCATTTTCTTATCAAAATAATCAGTAATCATTTTTAACCAATTTTTACCGCCTTGATTATTAGTGTAAATAATAATTTTATTGCAGTTTTTACTTATTTTTTTCTTATGAATATAATCTAATATTTTAAATATATTTGGACGAAATACTTCTGGAAAGCTATCCATCATTTCAAAGAATTTGTCACTGAATAAATTATGTCCGTAATAATGTTCTATTGCATCCCACAAAATACTGATCTCAGTAAAGTAACCCAATGTTTCGTCCAAATCAAATACAACTACTTTATAATTTTTATTAGACATGATTGACACTTGTGTATTAATATATGATAATATATTTTTAAAAAAAAATACGATTGACACCAATAATAGCATTATTAACCAGAATATATTTTTTTTGATCCACGATAATAAATGAGAATGTTTATTGATCATTTTACTAATATACTGATATTTTTTATTATTACATAATATAATGAAACTTACTCATAGTGATTATGTAGATATATTGAAATTCTATAAAAATGACGTATCCATTATGAAGAAGAGAGATGTAAAAGAAAAGGCCGAGCATTTACTAGCAACCAAATTATGTAAATGTATTAAAAGTATTAAAAATAAATCTGGTGCAAGTGAGAGGAAAGCAATCGCGATATGCTATAATAGTGTTATCCAAAATAAAGGGCTTAAAACATTCAAGTTTAAATGCAAGAAGGGTGCGCAGTTTTTACCAAAAAAAGGCACACGTAAATTGACTGTTGTTAAAGCATCGTAAACCTATACATCGTAAACTTATACATCGTAAACTTATACATCGTAAACTTATACATCGTAAACTTATACATCGTAAACATATACGTCTAAACCGCCCTAATTTCAGTGTTGATAAATATTATATGGTATTAGTTAAAATGTCTCCTATGTATATTATTTATTTGGTATTACTATCTCTCATCATTTTTCAAATAATATTGCTTTTGGTAAGTGCTATGAAAGGGTTTCATAAATATTTTATTATGAAAGAGTTAAAATTATTGGAACGCTATGGTGGTGCAGGCAGTTGGGTAGTTATTACCGGCGCGTCGAGCGGACAAGGATATGAAATGGCATTAGCATTTGCCGAACGAGACTTTAATTTACTCTTAATCGGATCTAAACGCACTGACAAAACTCGGGAACAAATTCAGAAAGATTACCCTTTGATAAAAACACAAGTCATTTATAAAGATTTCCGCAAAGCTTATATGGATGATTTTTTTATTGACATTCAAGAAGCATTTGATACGATTGGCAATGATTTAGCCATTCTAGTGAATAATGTTGGGCATCGTGTTGGTTGGAACCCTTATCATGAAATGGACTCTTCTTATATTAGAGATGTCATTTCAACCGGCGCCATAGTGCAAAGTCGACTCACGCACATGGCCATCCCAGCATTTTTGGCGAGGAAGAAAATAAGTAAAAAACATAGTGCTTTGATCAATATTACGGCACAGTGTATGCATCCGAATTTCTTGTTTGGAGTAACCATGTCGAATGAAATTAGTGTGCCCTATTTGAGTGTCTATGAGGCAGCGAACGCATTTGGCTTTTATCAAGGTAGTTCTATTTATAAAGAATATCAAGGGGTATTTGATATACTTAATATAACGCCGGGTGCAGTTGTCACTGAGAATACAGAATGTTTGACGAATACCTTATTTAATGTCTCGAGTAAAACATATGTAAAACATTTAATGAAAATGATTGGTAATGTGCAAGGTTCAACGTGCGCTTATTGGGGACATGCTTTATCCAATTATCTCATTAACTTGGCACCCAATATGAAAGATGGTATTCTCAAGAAAGTCGGTGAAACTCTTTCGGCGGATTTTATGCAGAAGAGCAAGAGAGATTATGCTATTGTTGATGTGCAAATAAATAATGAGGTGCAAATAAATAATGAGGTGCCAATAATTAATGATGCATCTGAGTAACTTATTATTGCAGATGCTTCAAGGCTTTTAATATGATTTGCTCTTGTTCACTCAATTTTTGAAATAGAATGATTTCGGATAATTTGATTTGAAAAAGTTGATTCATTCTATTTTTGCATTTGATATGCAATTCGTCCTGCATGTTTTTCATGTCACAAACAATCCCGCCATTTGTTAATTTGATTACTTCAGGGTTTTTCAGAGAGATCCAGCGAACATAACTACCAAAGCGTAGCTCATCGACATTATTGATTAGTCTGTAAGATTTTAATTGCTTATGTAACCGCGCCAATTCGCTCCTGGGTAAATTCAATTGCTGTAACATGTCATTCTTATCCTGGGCTATTTTCGCAAAATCTAAATCGATTATGGCTTCATTATTTTCATTATCTAAGGCATGCAATAATTTATTAATATCCATTTGTTCGTTGTGTATATTAATTTAATATTTTTATATTATTATTTTTTATTACTGTTTATACACTGTCATTTTTTAAAGTGTCCCACATAATTAGTGGACACGATATAGGATAGGTTAATCCAACCGCAATCCCTAGTGTCGTATAAGCAATCACCGAAGAGAATTTAAATAAGGCGGATGTTTTTTCATCATTATTTATAATATCTGTCATACCCGAAACAAAGCCAATTGCACTGCTAAATGGTACAACTTCTACTACGCTTCTTTTATAGATATTTAAAGCAGATGACGCGAAACGAGATGCCATTTTGTCTTATTGTAAAAGATTAAATAATTTCTATATTGTATTTTAATGATATTATATAAATGAAGAATGGAGATAAAATTAAAATACAATATGAAGATACTCCTATTATCTTAACACCTCTCTTTAAATGTGATGGGAATTGTCAGTCCTGTATAAATCCAGTATGTCTGATAATATAATATAAAATTGATTATATATTAAATATAATTTACTATATTAACATAACTTACAAGAATGACTGATGTATTTGTTTTACAAATAGTTGGAATTACTGAAGCGAAAATTTTAAGTCGTCCTTCAGTCAGATTAGGACTCGATGCAATTTCAGATATTGTTATCCTGAGAGAAAATAAAAGAGCATTAGCACATACGCCTTCACTAAGTTGTGACGGTTTATCTAATACCGGATCGGATGTATTTGTTGCCTACTGTCCACCAGAAGAAGATGAACTTGCTCTAACTACCCCGACCGAACGATTTACTCATACAGTGTTTTTATCGTATTATAAGGAAACGAACAATAATGTGCAAATTATGGCAATTAATTTTAAACTAGCGATGGAATTAATGGAAAGTTGTATTGAAAAGAATTTAATGGCGATGTTGCCGCCCGTAAAACAATTTAAACGAAACACATTAATGCAATTGGAAGGGAAAATAGATTCGGTATTTAGTTTTGTCGGGATATGTGAAGACGATACCCAATTTGTAATGGAAGTCAATAATGTGCCACACGCCGAATATAACCACGGGCAGCCAGATGCTTTTCAAAATGCAATTGTAGAAGGACGCTATGATATGACCGAGATGGATTATAATACAAAATCCGCCTATTTTCCTGAAAAGAATAATACCAATAATGCCGAATTACTGAAAAAAATAAAGGATTTAACGACGATTTCGTATGAATCAAGTGTCCGATGTATACTTGCCTATGTAGTGCAGCGAACAGATATAAATAAATTAGAATTATCATTGTATAACGACGAATATCGATTGGCAGTAAAAAATGCATTAGAACATGGTGTGCATGTAATGCCGATTGTTATCAGCTGGACATCTAATGGGGTGGCATTCTTCGTAACAGATGAGTTGCCTGTTGTTAACCCGAAGTAAAGAAATTTATATTTTTATAAACAATACACAAATATTTTTATACCATTTATAAAAATATTTACATTATATATGATGTCATTAATCGGTATTCTTTTGCTGCATTTTTTTATCGGTTTTATTTCGGACATAGGTCTGAACTATCTATCGCGACAGTCTTATGCAACCGGACCTATAAAAGCATTAGAAATTTATTTCAAAAGAAAATCAATAAAAGGAGAGCCTCAACGCACTATTATTTCTGCTATAAATGCAGGGTTAACTATTGTGTTTGCACTTATTTTTACAATGTTATTGTCGATTATTTTATTTGGGTTTTCTTATCCAATGAAGATAAAACAATTAATTAAATTCGTCATATTAGCATTTATTATAGGCTATGCGTTTGATATTATTATTTATAAAACACAATTATTTGGTAAATCTTTGAATCCTTATTATAAAGTAACAGGCGCCGGATTATGGGGTGCGTTGGCATTTGTTTTTTCGATATTATTGGGATACGCTTATATTAAAATGTTTGTTTAAATACTTTTGAAGATTGAAATAAGTCAACTGTTCCGCGTCATCGGGTTTTAACCGTAATAATTTCTGCAGGGTCTCATTGGGATTAATTTTTTTACGATTAGTCATATCCTGTAATTTGTTTGCGCGAATATAATTGATCGCATATTCGGCAACGTCTGGATACGACACGAGTGTGCCTATAGGTTTATTCATAAACATACACATGGCATCACTTATAGCAACCGGTTTATCGAACCCCGATGATTGATTCGGTTGTTTTTTAACCTCGTTTTTCTTCTTATCTCTCTCCATTTCTTTATTATTTTTAATGACACTTTTTTCTAATAATTTAACTTTTGTTTGCATTTCATTGATGAGTGTTTTTATACTAGACAAATCTAGTAATAAACTATTAAATTGTGACTCGGTTGATATTTCAGGCGCAATTGCTGCCTGCATTGGCAGCGCGGATGCTGCTTGTATTGGCACTGCGGCGGCTGATTCTATTTGTGTTGCATCTATTACTTGCATGGTGTCTTCCATTTTTAAACTTATAGTATAATAAAGACTATAAGTTTAAATCAATTTTATAAAAATTGTATGCATGTTCTCTACTGGGTAAGCTCAACCGTTGGCTGACGCTGTTGAGGACGTGTGCGCTTGTTACCATTTCCAGCCGGCGCCGCAGTTGTTGTTTTTCGTCTAGGCACAATCATCCACTCGGTCTCATCACTCTTGCTTAGTTGAGGAGGGCGGTTAGCTTCCTTTGCAGGTGCAGTTGATGCTCTACGTTGAAACTTGGGAGCAGAAGGTGCCTGGGGTTGTGTTTGTGTCTGTGTTTGTGTTTGCGTCTGTGTTTGCTGATGATGCTCATCACGAGCACCTCGCATCTCATTGCGCGTTTCACACATCAGCTTACCGCCTTTTACACCACGCACTTCCGAAACTTGGACTTCGTGCTTATCATTATTGACCGGGCTAATAGTGAGCTCAACGTATTCACCTTGAACCAAATATTTGTATTGTGACTGACCAACTTGAATCGCGGTATGGTGCACGAAAATATCGCGAGGTTCATTGGTTTCACAATCGTTTACAGTGATAAAACCATATCCGGCCTTGTTGTTAAACCATTTAACACAACCAGTAGAAGAAGTAGATGATGCTGTTGCTGTAGACATTTTATAATATTATATACAGGTTATTTATCTTTATATTATAATTTAATAAAAGTATATTTACAGGGTTTGATTAATCACGCGAATATTGATCTTTATGTATAGATTTTGTTTTATCTGAAATATACTTATTAAAATTTATATAATAAATCAAATTGTATACAAAACCAAATATAATATTTATTAAAAAAGAAATACGTAACTCAATTGGCATAACAATCTTTAATAATACATATGTAAAAATAGGATACATAATAATCAAATTATACAATCGATGTGATTGATATTTTCCATTTTTTGGATGAAAAAATGATTTTAATAGTGGTAAAGGCTGTTTTAATGTTGAATTAAATAATAAAAAGTTATGTCCATTGTATATTATAGTCATTATACCTGTAATTAACATAAAATACCGTAATAAAGGTGAATGTTTTATATATGTTGATACAATTATTTGTATTGGCCCAGAAATTAAAACGTCAATTAAACGAATTTCATTCATGTTCATATTCATTAGACTAAATTCATCAGTGTTCATTATTATAACAACATAAAATTATTATTAAAATAATATATTTTGTAAAAATATCTGTGTAAACCATCTAATTTTAATTTATATTTTATTGACATTCGAAACAAATACAATCCGGCATCAAAGAGCACTCCGGAGCATCGTATTCAAAAGCTTCTATTTTGAATTTCAAATGTGAACGGCCAAGCTTGATCGGAAACTCATTAGTATCTTCGTATATATCGTTTAACATATTCATTTCTTGATTGCTAAGCAGGGTCACGGTAAATATACCTCTCTTATGTTTGTCCACTTCAAAATCTACTTCGTCCCCGAAATAATGGCGTAAGGTATTTGTTATAAATCAGAATTCCATATTTGAACCTCTTAGTCTTTGGCCATCGGCGGCTTCTTCTGCACTTAATCCTTCGAACGGATACTCATTGCCTTCAAAAACAAAGATCGGTTGCACATTAATATTGTAATGTTTCGGTTGGTAAGCCATTTTGTTTGTATGTTTATACTGATATCATAATTTGAATACTTTTAAAAACGTTTCAATTTTTTGACAAATTATAAACTTTGCGACAAATTGGTTAACACATTCCGTAAATACTCGTAATTCGGTTTTGCATTAAAAGGTAAATTCTTACAATATTGATTAAAGAGAATGAATTCGCCAACGATATTGGAAGCATAAGCCCAACCAAAGGTTTGTTTAATGGCTTGCGACATCTCTCCTGCACTTTGCCACGGCAGTTCGCCTTTTTGTAAGAAGATGAGTATGTAGCCTAGCGATTCTACATCATCTCTCCGACTGGCGGTAAATCCTTGCTGCACATTAACACTCATATAACGGGAAGTGCCTATTAGTTTTTCGCCAGTTTTCATCGGTATATGTTTATTATCTTGATTCTGATAATCTTGGTAATAATACAGTCCAGCGAGACCAAAGTCAATAAGATAAAGTTCACTAATATTCTGTGTATTGGTTTTCAAAAGAAAATTCGCCGGTTTAATGTCGCGATGGAGAATGCCTTTGTCATGGACAAACTCAAGAGCATTGAGCATTTCTACACCGAGATGTAGAATGGCTTTCATATTCATTTGGGCGCCATAACTTGCTCTAAGCTGCTCGAGATTCTGCTCTAATAGAGGCATGACAAAGTAGTTATATTTGCCCTCGGAGCCGGAGGCATAGAGAGATGGAATATATTTACTACCTTTTAATCTCTCATACATTAAGATTTCATTCTCAAAAAGGGTTTGATGATTCTCTTTAGTAAGCAGTTTTACGGCATATGGTTCTGCATTTGTATCGGCATCTTTCTTCGTGGCGGCATAGATTTTGCCAAAAGAACCTTCGCCGATTTTCTTATTGAGGCGATAGGTCTTGCCGACAATAATGCTTGATTGTTGGGCTGATGCTCCTACATTCATACCATATAGTATGACATAGAGATATATTTATATGTAAAATTGAATGAATATAAACCTATTTTACATATATTATTAACATACTTATAAAAATGGTCGTCATTTGTGATATGCCTTTTCCAGTGAATGATGAAATCGAAAATACATATGACGGAAAGAAACTTAGCGATTTTCAAAAATGGGCCATAAAGGCGATAAAAGAAGGAGAACATGTTTTAATAACAGCGCATACCGGCTCAGGTAAAACATTACCGGCCGAGTTTGCCATAGAATATTTTACTAATCCGAAAAATGAAAAAAGAGGTAAAGTCATCTATGCGTCGCCGATCAAAGCCTTGTCAAATCAAAAGCTGTATGATTTCCGGCGGAAGTTTCCGGAGATTTCATTTGGGATATTGACGGGTGATTGCAAGGATAATCCAGATGCGGATGTTTTAATAATGACGACGGAAATTTTGCGGAATAGTTTGCTCGGTAAAGGAAAAAACTCCGGAGCGACTACAGCATTTGAAATGAATTTTGAATCCGAGCTTTCCTGTGTTATTTTTGATGAAGTGCATTACATAAACGACGCTGAACGCGGATCGGTTTGGGAACAAGCCATTTTACTCTTACCGCCACAAGTGCAGCTTATAATGCTCTCGGCTACAATTGATCGAGCAGAAGATTTCGCCGGGTGGATAGAGACGGAGAAGACGAAACAATGGTTGTGGGGATACCCCCCACACCCCCCGTCTGGGGAAAGTATTACACAGGGTAGTATTGATAACCCGCTTGCCCTAGATAGTGGGCGTTGTGGCGGGGGGTCTGGGGGGCGGCGAGCCCCCCATGTATACTTATGCTCTACATCTCTCCGCATTGTTCCGCTAACTCATTACATGTGGCTTTCTACTAATGATGGCGCGATTAAAAAAGCCGCGATTAAAGATGCGCACTATGAAAAGAAGCTAGAAGAGCTGCGAAAAACACCTATTGTCATTGCTACATCGGATGGGGCATTCAGGGAAGATAATTATTATAAGATGAAAGATGCAGTAGATTATCTCTATAAAAACAAAGCGGGTTTTGTCAAGAGGCAATTCGTTTTAAATGATTTACTACACTACTTGAAAGGCAAAGAGATGTTACCGGCCATTTGCTTCGTCTTCTCCCGCAAACAAGTTGAGCAAGCGGCGCGCGAAATCAATTTCAGTTTATTTGATGTCGATAGTGATAATTGGTCTTACGGAGCAGTCGAAAAAGAATGTCGGCATATTCTCCAATCGAAATTCAAGAATTATCAAGAATACTTGGATTTACCCGAATATCAGTCGATGATTCAACTCTTGGAAAAAGGTATTGCTATTCATCATGCAGGTATTTTGCCGGTTTTAAGAGAGATGGTGGAACTGCTTTTTGAAAAAGGGTTTATTCGTTTATTGCTGGCGACCGAAACGTTCGCGGTTGGTTTGAATATGCCTACGAAAACTGTCATCTTTCTTGGTCTGAGTAAATTTAATGGTAGTGGCATGCGCCAACTTTATCCGCATGAATATACGCAAATGGCTGGGCGAGCCGGTCGGCGTGGTAAAGATACGGTAGGTCATGTTATTCATTGTGTGAATTTATTCGAACTGCCGAGCGCTAGCGAATATAAACATCTCTTGACAGGACCACCGCAAACCCTAGTATCCAAATTCAAGTTCTCGTTTAGTATGGCTTTATCAATGCTAGAAGCGAAACAGGATATGCACGAATTTATGACACAAAGTTTGTTATCAGTGGATTTACGGAGAGAGATTAAAGGTTATGATATGGAAGCCGAAAAAGTCCAAGAAATCTTCATGAAAAAACAAGAGTTACTGCAGTTAGGCCGCACACCACCAGAAATTCTCCTAATCTATAAAACCATATTTGATAAATTACCGCATATGGTGAACAGTGCGCGAAAAAGGGCGCGGCAAGATTTGAATGGCATGGAAGCCACTTATAAATTCTTATTGCAGGATCTAACCAAATACGAAGCTCTAGAAACAGTTAAAGGCCAGCTGGCGCAATTGCAAAGGGAAAAGTCTAATACAGAATCCTATGTCGAGAATAATCTGAACACATTGTTAACTATATTAGAGCATAATTGTTTTATTTATAAAGAGGCTGCGGAGTCTCAATCCGATATGCTACTTACGCAAAAGGGTAGGGTTGCCGCGAAACTACAAGAACTGCATCCGCTGGCTATGGCTGATCTCTATTTTAAAACAGAACAGTTCGCCGGATTATCCTCTGCCGAATTAGCCGGCCTCTTTAGTTGTTTCTATCCTTTATCCGTGAGCGATGAATTGAAAGTGCATAATCCACCGAATACAACACTTTATAAAATTCTGTTGTCCGATTTACAGCGGTATAAAGAAAGTGAAGAAGCCGGATATTTAAATACCGGTGCACAATATGAACTGTCATATGATTTGCTACCATTAGTCGAAAAATGGTGCTATTCTGAAACCGAAGTTGACTGTAAAATTATTATTCAGGGTATGAAAGAACAGACGGGGACTTTCTTAGGCGAATTTATTAAAGCCTTGCTGAAAGTGAATGCGATTGCAGCCGAATTCGAACAAGTCTGTGAACTAACACAAAATATAGCTTTGTTAGAAAAAATAAGAGAGATACCGCGGTTAACATTGAAATATATTGCGACAAACCAGTCGCTATACTTGTAATACTTATACTTTATAAGGCTTTTGTTTTAAACTGGAACCACCATTTTATCGGTGTATTTTCTTCAAAGATGAAATGTTTTCCCTTACCACTTTTTTCATCTTTGATCAAGCATTCATAGGAATAATGCTCAAACTTAAACCCGCCTCCATTGCTTGTTGCCGAGTAACGGTCTCTATCTATTGGCTCTAATTCGGCAATCATTTTTCCGTCATAATTAATAACGCCGGTTTTATACCAGTCAATTTGTTCACATTGTCTGTGTAATACAACACCTGGCTCCGTTTTACACATACTATTACAATACCACTCTGGCACTTCTTCTGTGTTTTGGTCCTTTATTAAAACACCGTCGTCATGCACTGTGCAATACCAAAACGTATATTTATCTTTGAAATTACAGCAATGAAATAATCCGTCTAAGGCGTCTTCAACATTCCAACCATACGTTTCGGGCTCTTTGCCTTGATTGTTCGATAATACCCAGGCTCGATGAAATGCACACATATTTACTTTTATGTTATGATCGTCTTCTTCACTGCATAGTATAACGTTTTTGCTTACTTGTTTGTAATGAAGGTGATAACTGTATTCTTTCACTTTTCCATTACAGTAGCCATAATGTTCGGCGCTGCATTTACTGTCCATTTTATATTTGTAATACTTTATCCTCTTATTTTTTCTAAACAATTCAATTTTATTTAATAATAATAAAATTGAAATACATTAATGCTATGTTGGTTATTGTAATATAAATCAGAATGAGTGTTAATAAACAAGTGAAAGATAATTGGGACGATTCGAGCGATGAAGAAATAGAAGAGGTGCAAGCCGTTCAGGTTGCAAACGTTAACATGCAAGATAATTGCAAAAATTGTTACGTTTGCAATCACAATATAGAAAATGATACTTTATATTATCCGCAATGCGAGAATAAAGCGCTGTTGGATAGGATGAAGGAAATGGATGAATGTAGTAGCGATGAAGAGGACGACGAAGCTGGCGGGGATTATCCTCCTGAAGAAGGGGGCGAGGCTTGCGGAGCTGGCGGGAATTATCCCCCTGAAGAAGAATATGATTCAGAAGGGTCATACGATGACGAATGCGATGCAATGGATAAAAAAATGGGGAATTATGTTATGTGTCGTTAAAAAAAAGAGGACTTATTTGATAAAAATTTAATAAAATAATTCAACAATTTCTATATATTTTTCTGTTGGATGCTCTGTCCAATATTGGATTTGTTGTTTTAAAATGTGAATGCGTTCTTCCCATTCTTTTTCTTTGGTTTTCATAACTTGCATTACGCCTAATTTATTTAATTTCCAGCACGATTTTATTAATACACCGTCTTGATTAGTATAATCATCAGGATTAAAACGAATGAAGACAATCGGGCGATGTTGTAAATCTTGTGATAATTCCATTAAGCGTTTATTTTCGCAAGAACAATCATAATCAGCGTGTTGATTTTCATCTATTTCTACAACAATAATATGTGATCCCATATCCAATAACAAATCCGGTCTTCGTTTTGAACAACCATCTTGTATTCTTTTATCAGCAACCCACGTAAAATTTGGGAAGGTTTCTTTTATTCTCTCGACTACATCGTTTTCTTTTGTTTTATAGTTTCTTGATACTTTTATTTCGGGATGCACTTGGATACAACATGGTAAACAATAACCGTTGTATTTTTTCATGCCAATAGTTTCGCACCATGTAGATTTACATAATGCATTTCCCCCACATTGTTTACAGTATGATTTTTTTTTGCCGTGAAGGCATATTTGTGACCCGCCGCATTCTTTACATGATGTTTTGTGTTTGTTATGAAGACAAATAGCAGACCCGCCGCACTCTTTACAATATGATTTTCGTTTTCCGTGTTTACATATTTCCGATCCACTACATTCTTTACATGTTGTTTTTCTTCTGTTATGAAGACAAATAGCAGACCCACCGCATTCTTTACATAATATTTTTCTTTGTCCATGTTCACAAAAAATAGATCCTCCACAATCCCGACACGCTGACCTATGTTTTTTATGTTCACAAATAGACCCACCGCCGCAGTCAACACATGCTGAATTTAATCTCCCATGTTCGCATCTAGATCCGCCTCCACATTCTTTACATTTTGTGCGTTCTCGGTCATGTTCGCATAGTGAACCGCCACCACATTCCCTGCAAGTTGTTTTTCTTCGTCCATGAACACATATAGCACAACCGTTGCAATCTCTACATACGGATTTGAATTTATCGTGTTGGCATCTTATATTAGTTTTTTTCCACGTTTCCATTTATAATTACTAAAGGTTATATTTTTAATATATATTGCGCAATATATATTAAAATGCCTAAATATTATCGGAATTAGGTTGTTTCATTTTCTCTTTCCGTTTGAGATATGCTTTTCTATTTTTTTTCTTGATTTGTTCTTGCGTTGGGGTATTTTTTTTCATTTTTTCCAGCAGTTCTTCTTTGTGATTTTCATAATAAATTTTGCTTCGCGATGGAGCCGTATATTTTTTGAGATGTTCTTTGGTCTCATTTAATTCAATCGTTAACTGTTTTATTTGCTCTTCTAATTTGGAAATAATATCCATTATCTTATAGATAATAATGATATATTTTTAAATATTTATAAAAAAATATATAATAATAAAACCCACTTGTTCTCCCCCAGCTGGATTTGAACCAGCAATCTCCGATTTAACAGATCGGCGCCTTCGACCAAATTTGGCCATGGAGGAATTCTTTTTATTATTATAAAAGGGTTGCGAGAGGTTTTACTCCTCCCTATATGACAATAGTTAATTCTTTTTAAATACTTTTTCTCTAACTATATTATTGCATATGCAATCGCACTTTTTTACTCATTTTACTCTCATCTAAAAACAAATGCACCGTAAAATCCATCAAAGAATAATTTTTAATATCTCTTTCCGAGTAAACCGACGTCAATAATTTAATATACGGGATATACACTTTATATTTATACATGTCGTTACCAGTAGATGTTTGCGCAAAGACAATACCATTATAGACTTGGTTATGTGTTATCTCATAAAGCCGTAATAATTCTACTTCATTCTGTAAACGTCTAGTCGCCTTGGTTTTCTTATTTATTATATCTATTTTACCTAGCCATTTTTCCAAAAATTGTGTTGATTCTACGGAATTAATATAAGTGTCACGTTGTATTTCCAACATATTAATACAATCTACTAAACGTCGAATCGGTGACGTAATATGCACATAACTATCGAGTCCTCCGGCAATAAGTTCGTGCGGCTTGACATCATTTACTAAACAATACTCACCTGCCACATTTTGCACAATATGTTTGATTTCGCTAGGCACTTGTTGGTCTCCGGAGCCAATCTCTCTTCTACTAGCGGATCGAAATATCCCACGGCCTTTCTTCAATAATATTCTAGAGCATTCATAGTTCATTAATATCATGCAAAATTCTACTACATCATGACTATCTTGTACTCTATCAACATAACTCAGATGATGATAGAAGCTTTCTTGATTAAAATATTTAACTAATTTCAATATTTCTTGGTAATCTTGTCGGATCAAGAGTTCTCTGGCTTCATAGGCATAGTTCTTTTCTACTCGAATCAACGAGGTATGATAGGAATATTTGGTAATATGTTTGGATTGCATAGAGGCATTATATTCAATATGTACATCTATTGAGAATACACAGCGGTCTTCATTCTGTAATAAACTAAACATGTTTTCAGATAGAGACATTGGCAACATCGGTATCTTTTTATCACCGAGATAAATAGTTGAAATGCGGCCACTTAATGACGACCATAGATTCATATGTTCTAACATAAGTGGAACATTGGCGATATAAATACTCAGTATTGTTTCATTATCAGATATTTTACGCAAGCCGATGGCATCATCAATATCAGTGCAACCTTCTGGGTCAATAGAAATAATTGGATAACTACGCCGGTCTTCTATTTTATAATTTTGTCTATAAATTTGTGGCATAGCTGACATAGGATTCACTATTAAGGCTCTTATTGTCGCGTTATTTAATTCTTTAATACTACCATTCAATTCATGAGAAATAAGTTGATACGATGTATAGGCCTCTATACTATCTACGTCCCCTATAGTATTTGTAATAATACCAATAGGGTGTTGCTGTTTATCATTCCATTCTTTTATTTTGAAAGTAATATATTTATTCACCTTTAATTTGGAAAAAGTATTGTTTTTCTCTTCATAAGGTATTAAGAAATGCGGTAAATTGGTTGAATCAGGAATACATTTGTATAATAATTTATCATTATAACGACCATATGTTTTTCCGTCGACGATTAAAACTCCGCATATATCTATCTTTTCTACATAAGGTAATAACGTTTGATAATTAAATGAAGACGACATTGTTTAATAATATAAGATATATTGTATATAATTCAATTTTAATCTTAAATATTAGAGAGATGCAGGCAATGCATAATAATCTGGTTCGCAGTCATATTTCTTAAGTAATTTATATAAAAAAGACGGATGTGAATAAGCCAAATAATCTTCAAATAATTGTTCGCCTTGCTTAATAGTGCGTGTTGAGAAACAATGTCCTGTCAGTAAATCGGTTTTACAGTTACATTTGTCTGCATCCGCGTGGTTCATATATTGTCCATCGTCATTAATCAGACATAATAATTCACCTCTGCCAAATGAAAAATCGAGAAAACTTTGCTGTGCAGAGATATTTGGTAAAGATTCTAAATATGTTTCTGCTTGTTGCTCATTATATTCAAACACATTACTATTTAACTTATAGGTCCATATACATGTTCCAGCAGGTATCTCTTCTAAAGTAAAAATACCTTTACCATATTCTTCAGTCTCTCTAATCACATAGTGAATATTCATAATATTGACTATGTTATATAAGTTTATTTAACTTCTTTTATTACATATGTAATTTTTCTTCCATCATACCAGCTAATTCGTCCATTCTCTCTTTATGTCTTCTTTTCTCTTCTCGTTTTAGATCGGCTATTCTTTTAATCTCTTCTTCTTCATCCTTTTTTCCTTTTAATAAAGCTTCCGCTTTTACTCTTGTAGCTCTCATCGGTTGTTTTCGTGATCCTGTTAATTTCATCATTTTATCACCAAATATATCTTTTAATGTTCCAGTAAGACTTTTCATACTCATGCTTTTACTTCCTCCACCACCTCTTTTGTTTTTCCTGGTATTCTTCACTCGTTTTGGTCCTGTTTTTCTTGTCGGCATTATATATATACATTACATATTCTTATCAATCAAAACCATTTTACAGATTTTCTTAATTATTTTTGATTCGCCTTCTTTCATAGTGCTATTATTTTTTCCACCCATAGCTTCCATAATAATTTCGTTAAATTTATCATTAAGACGATGGTCACTATAACGCACACCTGGATACTTTTCTGTCCAGGAGCCGATCATATCAATATTCTTCTTGGTAATATGTTTGATCGCTAAGCGCAGCTTATCATTATTTTCATTATCCTTTTCCCATACATCATTGTCTTTAATATGCATAATCTCTCGCTTGGCGTCACTACAATGGATTGGTCTTTTGTAAATATCCATCTCATTAAGCTTGTTAATGATTAGGTTAGAAATACCTTCGACATAACCCACCTCGCCGATTCTCTCCAAATCGGAAAACTGTAGGTGGAATGTATTAACAAAATCCATAATATTCATTGCATCCTTGCACTGCTCATTCAAGAAGAAATTCAGGTTAAATGTTTTATTATGAGAGTTATTATTTATTGTAGTAGGTTGTATCTTTTGATATACATCTAATACTTGTTTATTCAATTCCAAGTTTTGTTTTTGCAATTCATTTGTTTGTTTTTGGAATTCTCCATTTTGTTTTAATAATTCACCATTACTTTTGACAACTTCCAATACTAAATTAGTCAGTATAGATAGTTCATTTGGATTATTATCATATTTCTTTAAAAATATGTTTTTTTCAGGTTCTACAGTTTTATGATGTTTATTTTTTTCTTCTTCTTCTGTTAGCTCTGTATCTGGGTTTGCGTGTGGTGTTGCGTCTGGGTTTTCTTCTGTTATTTCTGCTTCTGGTTTTGCTTCTGGTTTTGCATCCGGTTTTGCTTCTGGTTCTACTAAATATAATTT